GCCGCCGAGGATGTCGGAGAGCATGGAGATGAGCGGCGACTGCGAGGCGCCAACTCCGGCCGCAGCAGCGGCTGGGCCGCTGGAAGTGCCCTGCAGGGTAGCGAGGAGAGAGGCGAGCGGGTCCATAGAGGTCACCTCAGATCATGGCGAGAAGGGAGGAAAGGCCGGCCGTGATGGCCGCAGAACCACCGGCGCTACCGGCGTAGGCGCCTGCTATGCCACCGAGGGCACCGAGCCCAGAGTTGTCAGGCTGGGTCGATGTCGTCGTGCTGCCATGCGGCGCCATGCGCAGCGCGTCGGCGAGAGCCTGGAGCTTCGTGAAGGGATCGGTCTGCCCGCGCATGAACTCCTGGAACTTGGCGTCGAGCCCCGCTTGGTTGTTGCCCTGCTGGATCGAGCCCGACGATAGCAGCGCCTGCAGCGCCTGCAGCTTCGTCGACTGATCCTGTGCCGTGCGGTCAAGCATGGCGCCGGTGCCGGTGAGCTTCCGCGCCAGCGCCGTCTCGTTCGCTGCCGCGTTCGTCTTGTCGACATCCATCATTCTGCCGATGTCAGTCTGTCGGTTGGCCATGGCCCGATCGGCAGCGCTCATCATCATGTTTCCGGTGGTCTCGCCCACCGAACGCTGGGTGTTGAGGTTGAGCAATGCCTCATTCACGCCCTGTCGCGCGTCGCCGAAGGCGCCGGCTGACGTCGCGCCGGCACCAATCTGCTTCCGCTGCTGCGCCGCGGCATCCATGATCTTCTGGATGGCGGGGTTGATGGCGCCGGTCACGTACGGGTTCATGTAGTCCTGGAACGCGCCGAGGCGCCCGCCCTGATCGACGGAGCGCTCCGTTCCGATCTTCTGCGCCGCCGCGTCGGCGTACGTCTTGGCGCCGTTGATCGCGTCTCCGGTCACCTGCGGGGCGTTGGCGATGAGGTCGCGGATTTTCTGGAACGCCGACTGCTGGTCGGCGGTCATGTCGGCGACGCGCTGGTCGGTGTACTCCTTGAAGGGGGTATCGGCGAGTCCGGTCGCCTTCTTGACCAGTTCCTGGCTGGCGCTGTCGAGCCACGCCGGGTTCTCGGTCGTCTGCGTTTTTGTCGATTCCTTGCACATCGGCGCTTACCTCGTCAGGCGGAGGGTGTATCCGAGGGGCACGTAGCCCGCGATCTGGCTGTCGAGCGTCGCTTTGGTCTTCTTCGGCCGACGGTCGGGGTTCGTGATCGTGATCATGGCGATGAGGCCGCGCTTCTCGGCCGCGGCGCGCGCGGCGCGCAGGAGCGCCGTCCCGACGCCTTTCTTGCGCCAGGCGGGGCGGACGTAGAACCAGGCGTCCTGCAGGTACGGCGTCTTCGAGTACCAGAACGGCAGTTCGGTGAGCGCCAGCGTGCCGATCGGCGTGCCGTCAGGGGCTCGAGCAAGCCACGTCATGCCCTCGCACATGACGCCGAACACGGCCTTGGCGGCTTTGTCTGGATCGAGCGGCGCATAGCCGCCGGCCGAGTGAAGCTCGAGCGTGAGCGTCCACGTGTCGATGTAGGCTTCCTCGGTCGGCTCTTTCGGCGTCTGCGCGATGGTGAAACGTCGGCTGCTCATCGGGCCCCCTTCGAACCGCGCTGCTTCAGATCGCTGATCAGAGTGCCGAGCACGGCCGCGACATCGCCGACGCTGGCGGTAGCCGCATTGATCGTGCGGGTAGCCGTGGCGTTCGTGACAGTGAATTCGTCGGCCACCTTGTTCGGATCGGCCACGCGGCTGGCGCGCGCGATGTCCTGAATGGCGCGGATGCACCAGTCGACTTTCATCTCGACCGCGGCGCCCATGGGCGGCGGATCGGGGAGAGATACCGGCCTCATCGACGCGCTCCGCTCGGTTGCACTTCAAGCGACACGATGCCCAGGCGGAAATCGCCGCCCAATTCGTTGCTGCGGATCGTCATGCCGAAGTGGCGGCCTTCGATCCTGGGGTCGAGAATGACGTCGGTGGGCCCAGCCGTGAGCGTGGCGCTGTCCTGGTTCGTGGCGCTGTTGGGACGGTCCTTCGTGAAGATCTCGTAGGTGAGATTGCCCGTCTGGCGCTCGACGTCGGGGATCAGGCCCATGATGTCGGCCATCTGCTCGCCGCGGAGCAGCGTGTAGAGGCCGTACGTGATGTAGGCGTCGATCGGGTCGCCGTCAGCATCGAGGCCGACGTCGTGCAGGTAGACATTGCCGCTGTGGTCGACCATGAGCGGCCGATGATCGGACGACTTGAAAAGCGTGCCTGTCGTGCGGTCGAGCGTGCCCCAGGTCCAGGTCCACTCCTTGATGTTCACGTCGAAGTAGCGGTCGGGCTCGCTTGATCCTTGCGAGCAGTAGTGCCAGCGCACCTGCGCGTTACGCTGATCGTAGAGGGCGAACGTCTTGGTGATCTGGTCGCGGTCGATGTCCTTGAACACCGTCTCCAGGATGTCGAGGCTGTTCGGCACCTCCGAGACACCTCCTGCGTACATGTGCAGGTTCGACGCGCTCATCCAGAACGCCATGCTCTGTGACACGATGGCGAACGCCAGCGGTGCCGCCAGCCCGCAGTTCTTGCCGGCGAGGCGCGAGTCGTAGACGTAGTCCGAGCCGTCGTACTGGAAAACGTAGAGGCTCGTGTCGGACCAGACGAGGCTGATGCCGTCGCCAAGTCCCGCCCCGGCAATGAGCTTGGTGCCGTACTGCAGCTTGCGCTCGTTGGCGGTGTTTTCAGGGACCGGCGTCCAGTCGGTCGGGTCGTCGCGATCGGGCCACTGCACGGTCATGGGCGTCGTCGTGCCGAGCGCCATGATGAAGCGCTCTGGGGTGACGAACATGGCGCTCATCGATACCGGGGCGTTGGCGACGAGATGCGCCTTGGTATCGGTCGCCGGGTTCCAGAGGTAGAGGCTGCCGCCGAATGGGGATGCCAGAAGATAGCTGCCGTAGCTCTGCAGAGACCACGTGCGGTGCTGGAGCTCGATGCCGGTCGTGGTGCGAGGGGTGCCCCACTCCTCCTCACCCCAGCCGCCAGCACCCCAGCCCGTCCCGAGGACAGTGTCAGCCGATCCGGCGTTGATCTGGTAGACCGCCTCGACGGCGCTACCTCCACCGGTCGTCGTTGCGTTGGCGTTCGATCCGGCAGAGATCGTGTAGCTGTCGCTGTCGACGATGCTGGCGATCTGGTACTCGCCGCTGATCGTGAGCCCGGCAACCGCCGTGGCACCGGAGAAGGTCACGTAGTCATCATCGCCAGCGCCATGAGCCACATGCGTCACGGTGACAGTCGCTTGGCCGTTGGTGGTCGCGAACGGACTGCTGCCGAGCGTATCGGTACGGCGCTCGGGCGTGATGTCACTCAGCACGCCGTCGCCCGTGATGGCGTAAAGCTTCAGGTTGGTGCCGAACGCAGCGTCCGTGAAGCCGTCCACGTCCGCCCATGCGACTGCACCGCGCGCCATGCCGGCCAACTGCTCCGGGATGAACTGATCCCAGCCGGCCCACTTTTCCGGCTTGCCGCGGACAAACCGTACCTTGTCGCAGTCGATGAAACGTCCCTGGCCGGCGTTCGGCGAGTCGACGAGCAGGAGCCCCGGCGGGATGTCGAGGGGAAGGTTGCCCATCGTCAGACGCCCGCGAACATGATCGTGTTGAAGATGATCGTCGGCTGCACGTTGTTGTGGGCGCTGCCGGAGCCGGCCGTCGCTGTCGCGCCGGTCACCGTCACCGTATGGCTGTGGTCACCGCTCGAGCTGGTCTCGGCATTCGCCGTGCCTGTGTTCTCGAACGCATTGGCGCCGCTTCCGGCGGAGTCGATGGTGTTGCGGACCGGGTGCGGACCGTAGATGTGCGTGTGGGCTCCAGTCGTGTTGGTCGTTCCAGCCAGGGTACCAGGGTCGTGGTCGTGCGCGGCAAGCTCGGCCTCGGCCAAGGTATGCGTCTCGGCGCCACCGGTGGCACCCAGCGTGTCTCCGTTCACGCCTCCAGATAGGCCGGTCAGTCGATCGGCCGACGATCCGCCCCTGTCGTCCTGGCCGGCGCGCACGCGACCACGGCAATCAGGCAGATTGAACGTCGAGACGGCATCCCCGGCGCCGAACGTGGTGCCGATGATCGAGAAGAGGGCGGCATAGGTGGTGCGCGAGATTGCTTGGCCGTAGCAGAACAGCCAGAACGACGGAGCCGTCGTGCCGCCGAAGTCCATGACGGCGCCGATGGGCACGCCCTGAGGCGGCGCCGCGGCACGCGTGTAGACGATGATGCGCGCGTGCGACGACGCATCCGAGATCACGATGAAGGTGTCGCCGACCGCGGCCTGAATGTCGGAGCCACCGGGGCAGATGAGCGACGTCGCGTTGTGCGTGATCTTGAAGGCACCCGTGGCACGGACAAAGCGCTTCCGGCTGGCGCCAGTGCCGAACGAGACGATGGTGTTGGTGCCGCTGATGGCGATGAACTCGGAGGCGCTGCCCAGGATGTCAGTGGTGGAATCGCTTGCGATCGTCTCCTCGGCCGTGACCGCGGCGGGAGGGTTCCCCAGCGCGATGTCCGTGCCGTTGCAGTAGACGACGGCGGTGCCGCCCTGCTCGATCGTGACGCCGGTTTGCCCGTTGACCAGCGCCGTCAGCGCGTAGCTGCCGGTCGTGTTGTTGGCGATGATCCAGACGCCGTGCCGGCCGGAGAACTCGATCTCGGCAGCGGTCGCCAGGACGCCGGACGCCTCGATCGATGCCGTCCGTTCCTCTGTTTCCGTCAGCACGTAGGTGCCGCCGGTCAAACTGATGGAGGTGCACTTGGCGACCTTGGCATCGGTGCGGCGGAAGTTCTCGTTGGCGATGCCGCCCCAGGTGTTGGCGTTGGTGCCTGGTTCCTGGATCGTGAGTTTGAGGTTATCGGTCTGGGTGTCCGCCATCGGGCGCTCCTCACATCAGGGTCGTCTGCCCGCGGCGGGCCATGTCGTTGGTGGCGGCCGCCTCGGCGATCGACGCCATGGCGAGCTGGAGGTAGGTGGCGGCGCTCTGCGCGTCCTTCATGTGCTCGTAGGCGCGCGCCATGCAGGCATAGCGAAGCAGCGTCGGATAGCGGCGCGTGAGCCAGTTGGTCTCGTTGGTGCTCGCGGCCAGCGCGTCGGGCTGCTTGTAGTAGAGCAGTTGCCCAGCAAACTCGGCCTCTGGCAGCACGTCCACGTAGGCCGTCTCGCCGATGACGGTCCATTGCGATGGGGCCGCCGTCTGAAGCGCCCCCGTCTCGTCGCGGAACGGGCGCCAGCTTTCGGGGCCGACGAAGAGCATCGGATCGCCCCAGCCCCACGGCACGAAGGAGATCGGGTCGAGGTAGCCGCTCGGCGCCGCGACGCTATCGTCGCCCTCGGCAAAGGTAAGCGTGCCCGTGGCGTGCATCTCGCGTACGCGCAGGCGCTGGTAGAGCCACGCCTGCGCTTCGAACAGGATGGCGTCGGTCGGGAGATCGCTTCGGTTCACCCAGTTGGCGATCGAGCCGGCCGTGGCCTTGGTGCCGATCAGCATGGTGTAGTTGTAGGCCATGTGCCGCGTCCCCCGCCGTTACGCGCCTCAGACGTCCTTGCGGGCCTCATCGGCGGCGATCACCTTCTCGTCGATCAGGAAGTTGACCGCATCGACGCGCTCGTGGACCTGCCTCGAGTATCCCTTGCGGAGAGCCTTCTGGATGTCGCCGAAGAGGTACTCCTTCTGGCCGCGCGCCCAGGCGGCAAGGTCGATGCCGTCGATCACGGGACTGTCCGGATTGACCGGGCCGGAGCTGGCCGGCTGGGCAACGGTGCTGACGCCGCTGACCATCGCCTCGAGCGCTGCGATGATGCCGCCCTTCGACGGCGGGCAGGCCGGACCGAGAACGCGCTGGGCCTCGGCGCGGAACTTCGGCCATCCCATGCTGTGGGATGCGGCGATGAGTTCGGCGGGGCCCATCTGCGCCGCGGGCGCCGGCGCGGCGGCGGGCTCAGCGGGTTCGGCGGGCGCCATCACCGCTTCGACTGCGGCGGGCGACACCTCGGCCGGAGGCGGCGCGATGACGGGAGCCGGCGTGGGCGCGGCGGCGCGCGGCGGCTCGGTGGAGATCAGCGCCATGTGGGCGTCGTAGAACCGGCCCTCCTGCTCGTACGCGGCGAGACGGCCAGTGCCCGGCACCGAGTACGGCGGCGTGATGCGGCCGAAGGGGCGGGTCTGGTTGAGCTTCTGCATTTGGTGATGCCTCTGGTGTGCCTCTGAAAGCGAACGGGCGGCCCTTGCGGTACCGCCCGTTCAAGTCGTGGCCGTGCGGCCTCGATCAGCGACCCGGGTCCTTGCCCTCGTCGTTGAAGCCGCCGGCCTTCATGGAGCGCGACAGATCGGTGGCACCGCCACGCATCTTGCGCCCCATCAGGGCCTCTACCTGGTTCACCTTGTGGCTCGAGCGATCGACGCCAGCATCGGTGCGGATGGTCTGCCCGTAGTGGGCCTTCTCTTCCTTGCGCATCGTGGTTCCTTTCGTGACCGATGGCCTACCGGGAGGGGTTCCCCTCAGTAGTCGTCGAGACCGCCGGGCATGGTGTCCATGCCCCGGCGCATCTCCTCGAGGCGGCCAGCACGCTCCTCGGGGAGCATGTCGGTCATGCCCGGCATCCTCGGCCGGCGGCATTCCCGGATGTAGCCGTCCTCGTTGTTGGTGCCCCCGGTGTCGTGGTGGCGATCGACCGGATTGAGGGCCTTGAGGCGCTGCGGCCGGTTGGGGTCGTTGTACCTCATGGTGCCCTCGATCTGGTCTTGTGCTCGTGCCGACGACGGTGGAGGCGCCTGGGATCAGTCGTCCCAGGCGATCAGCATGAAGGCGTCGCCGACGCCCGCGTTGCCGGAGCCGGCGGCCGCCACGATCGACAGCTGCACCAGCGTGTCCGCCGGCAGCACCTGATTGACCATGTAGGTCGAATAGCCGGCCTCGGACGGATGGTAGGTGCTGGCGACCGTCTTGGCGCTCGGCGCGGTGAGCGTGCCGACGTCGAAGGCGGCGCCGTAGGCCGCGGCCGACCCGGTCGTGCCGACCGAGACCTTCGGGCCGTTGGTGGCGCCGCCGGTCGAGGTCGAGATGCCGTCGATGCCGTAGTCGAGGAGGCGACCCTTCTTGCCCTTGGGGCCGATGAACGTGCGGGTCGCGTTCGAGGTGAGCGTCGCCTGCTTGATGTCGTAGCGGATCGGCTTGGCGCGATCGTAGCTCATGGGATGAACCTTTCGAGAAGCGTGTTCCTGGGGATGCGGCCCGCGGGATGCCCGCGGGCCCGTCGCCGAGAAGCGGGTGGCGCGCCGATTACGCGGCCGAGTCCCACTTCATGACGCGCGCCTGCGACGCGGTCGTGTGGAAGAGGCCGTAGCCGCCGAGGTAGTACCAGGCGATGCCGCCGGAGCGGCCGAAGTCGCCCGGCAGCTTGGCGCGGATCTCCTCGGGGATGACCATGGCCTCGTTGACCGTGTCGCCGCCGAAGAAGAGCGCCCAGGACGACTGGCCGTTGTTCCAAGCATCGGCCGTCTTGGTGTAGGGATCGAACGTGGTCGAGTCGATGGCGCCGCCCTTCGGGATGAAGTTCTGCTCGACGAACCGCATACCCTCGTAGCGGCCGATCTCACCGTTGAAGATGCGATCGATGCCCTGCTGGGTGTACTGCGAGATCGTCTCGAGCTCGTTCTTGAAGGGGCGGAACGTGGTCGGATGCGACAGGCCGACGTAGTCGTCGTCCACGAAGCCCGGGATGCCGCGCTCGCGCATCTCGTCGACCACGGCCTTGATATGGCCGGTGCCGAGGTTGACGTTGTTGGTCGTGGCCGTCGAGCCGTTCTCGGTCACCGTGATCGAGGTCGTGCTCGTGCCGCCGGTGGGGGCGACGCGGAGCGGGGTGGCGTTGAACTGCGACCAGACCTCGATGTCGTGCGCCTTGCGGGCGTCGTTCTTCAGTCCCTTCTCGATGATGCGGAGCACGTCGTGCTTCGCCAGAGCGGTGAGCTTGCCGGTATAGGGCACGCTGTTGCCCAGCTCGACCACGGTGAGCTCGGCCTGGCCGATCGAGAAGTTGGTCTCCGGCATCGGCGCCAGCTCGGAGAGGCGCCGGCCCTGGGTCGCCACGTCGCCGTAGATGTTCCAGCGGTACTTGGAGCCGCGGTGGAGGCCCTTGTCGAGGGCATCGCCGTCGGGCTCGGCGAACTGGCGCATCTTGGTGAGCGGCTGCAGGCTGGTGCGGAGCACGTCCGAGAGCTCGTCGGCGTACATGTAGCCGCCGGCCGCGTCGGTGGACCACTGCATGGTTGCGGTCATGGGTCTCTTCCTTCGGTTGCGTTGGCGGCTGCGTCGCGAGATCAGACCCGCCGGAAGCCCCTGGCCGCACGCATCTCGTTGACGATGTCGGCTTTGGTCTTCGGAGGTGCTTCCCGAGGCGCATCCGCGCGGATCCCCGCGGCGCGGGGCTGTTGCGGAGCGGCCCGCTTGAGGGCGAGGCGATCCCTTGCGGCATCGCTTCCCGTCCGTTGGGCGGGGGGGGACTGCTGGGGAGACCTGGAAGCGGGCTGGGTGGCCGGCGTCGTCTGGATGTTGAACGTCTGCGTCATGGTCTGACCAACCGAGTCGAGCAGTTGGTCATACGTCCTCACGGGGAGGCCGCCTTCACGCAGAGCGCGCACCGTCTGGGCGAGAGCCTTCTCGTCGTGGCGGATGGGAGCGAGATCGGTCTCCGGGACGCCGAGCGCCAGGATGTCCTTGGCGATCTCTTCCCGAAGGGCCGTCTTGCTGGCATCCACCAGCAACGGGTTGGTCACGAGCGTGGGATACTTGGACGAGAACCGCTCGATGGCGCCCGACACGTCTTCCTGGGTCTTGGTGGCGGTAAGCCGCCGCTCGACGATCTGCTCGATCTCCGTCGGAGAAATGCTGGGTCGCATCTCCAGGATCTCGCGGACCGCTTGCGCGCCTTCCGCCTTGTCGCCGATCTGGATCCGCTCGACGAGTTCGCCGAGCTTGTCGGGGTCGAGGTCCGTCCCCCGCTGGTTTGCCGGGGGAGCGTCCGCCCCCTTGGTGGACGGATCAGGCTCCGAGTGAGCGTCGGCAGCGGCCCGCTGGTTTGCCGGTGCGGCGGCCTTGATTCCCTTCGCTTCCGCGAGGATACGCTTCGCCTCTTCGAGTCGATTCTCGCTCGCCGCGCCGATTTGCGCAAGGTCAATTGCTTTCGACAGCGGAACTCGCTGCAGCTTGCCGTCGACTTTCAGAAGAACTTCAGGCTCTTGCTCGCTCGTGCTCGCATTCTGCTGCGGCTGCACCGCGGGAGCCTTTGCGACAGCAGGCGGAGTTGCCGGCCGCGAATCAGCGGCGCGAGCCGGCTCGCGCGGCGCAGTCGGCTCGGGCGTGTCCTCGGCGTCCGGGCGCTCGTCCACATCGAGAGCTTCGGCGGCCGCGTGCTCGCCGCGCTTCTGGTCGCGCAACTGCCGGAACTTGGCGGCGATGCTGTCGCGGGTCTCGTCGCCCCGGAGGCGGACGGTCGGCGCCGTCTCCTGCGCTGCCTCGACGGCGGGCTGGCCATCGGCGGCGGCATCGGCAGCGTCGGGCCGGTTGTCGTCGATGGGGTCCGGCATGACGTCGGGTTGGGACTGGGACGGCTGCTGGGCCTCGGCGGACTTAGTCATTGGGGTAGCGCTCCTTGATGTGCTCTTCCGCCTGGTCGGCGGCTTCCAGGGTCTCAGCGATATGCTGCTGGAGACGCAGGTACTCGTTCACGATGGACTGATGGGTGACGATAGCGACGGGGTCACGGGGGTCGGCGGCCACGAGCGCGCGTAGCGCCGCGGCGGCTTCCTTCTTGCGGGACTCGGCGTAACGCCGCAGAGGACCGCGATCGGCCCATTCGATCTCGAGCTCGGCGGCATACCGACCGCAGGCTTCGAGAATGGCCCTGTCCTCGAGATCTGCGAGGACACGGTCGGCAAAATCTTCGGCCGCAACTTCGGCCGGGTTGTTCGGATCGTGCATGATCACACTCCCAGCCAGCGCGCGATGGCGGCCCGCCACACGCTGCCATGGATGCGCTGCTCCAATCCGGTGGCCAACACGAGTGTGCAGTGATCGGCGAAGATGCTTTCGTAAGGGAGCACGTCCTCGCCCATCAGGTCGCGGCGCCCCCACGCCAATTCGATTCCGACGGCATCACGACACCAGAGGGGACCGACGTTCAGCATCCCATTCGTCCACCGCAGTTGCATTAGGAGCGTCCCTTCAAGCTGCGGCCATCTGCCGGCCACCGGTGAGCGCCCCGACGACGCCCTGCAGCAACTGCATCATCACGGCTTCCCGCTGGGCCATGGCGTCGACCTGGGCGGAGAGCTTGGCGAGCAGGCCCGCCATGTCGCCGCCGGCAGCCGGGGCGCCGGGCATCGACGCGGGAGCTGCTGGCGGCTCGAGCATCCGGTTGAACAGCGTCTGGTGCATCTGCCCGGTCTGGCCGGCGAGTGCGGCGCCCTGGTCGATCTCGGCTTGGTGCGAGCGCCCGTGGTGCGCGGCGACGGCATCCAGCACCTTGCCCACGCTCGCCTGCCGGCCGGAGATCTGCGCCACGGCGATCCTGGTCTGGTTCGTCTGGGCGGTCTGGCGCTCCTTGGAAGCGATCTGTGCCATCACCTCCTGCGCGCGCTGGGCGAGCTTCGCCTTGTCGATCTCCAACTTGCCCATCGCTGCGGCCGCGCGGGGGTCAGGCTGCTGCTGCCCCTGCGCCTGCTGGGGGTCGCCGAAGTGGAAGAAGCGCCGGCCGTCCTTGAACCCAGCCCCGCCCATCACCTCCTCGACGAAGGCTTCGGCGTTGGGGGTGATGCCCTGCTCCTTCATGATCGGGAACATGGGCGCCAGCATCTCGGCCGCGGCCTTGAGCTTGGCAAGTTTCTGCATGGGGTCCAGCGACCCGATGCCGACGTTCACCCGCATGGTGAGCTCGGCCTGGTCGAAGTCGGACAAGCTCGGCATGTACTGAAACCGCTGCCGCACGCGGGCTTTCTGGCCAGCGAGCGCCAGGATCTTCTCGTCCGACTCCCAGAACCGGATCAGGTGGGCGATCTGGCGCAGGACCGGCTCGACCCAGGTCTCGCACCAGATGCGCAGGTCGAACTCGGAGACCGAGTTGGCGGCGCCAGACATCATGCGCATGCCGCCCACCGTCTCGTTGAGCTGGCGGTTCGACTGCACGGACGACGTCGAGAAGACGCCGGCGAGCTCGTCGAACTGCGCGTTGGTGTAGCTCGACTCGGTGTAGGCGGCGCCGGCCGGACCCGGAGTGCTCTTGAAGTCCACGTCGGCCATGTCGTCCACGAGCAGCATGGCGTCGGGCTGACCGCGGCGCTGGACCATGCCGAGGTCCACGTTCTTGCCGCGCTTCACGACCGCGAGCGGGGCGATCGAGCGCTTGAGGGTGTCGAGGCGCAGGTTGGCGATGTCGTT